GAATAGATGTGCATATTTGAAACTTATTTAATAAGTCTTTCGAAACATATTTTTCAAGCAACTCATGTTGAAGTTCAGTTGCACCTCTAGGTTTCATTATTTTTTGGTTTTAGCACCAATATTTCCAGCTCTTGTTACTTTGATTTGTAGATCTTGTCTAAAATCATCAATAGTAGTATCAGTGTTGGGATCAGAAACATCAGCGTCAAAATCAGCTTTGCTATCATAAACTTTTCCTGTTCTTTTATGTTTAATAATCTCAATTGCTTCTGCAGGTATTTTTGGTAAATCACTCATTGTTTTCGTCCTTGTCTATTATATTTTTTATTATGTTGCAACTTCTTTTTTTTATTAGGATTTTTTGTGTGTCTTCTCGGCCTTTTACGAGGCTTGGGTCTGGGTACAAAGTGTGTAAATTTTTGTCTAGCCATTACTTAGTTTTATATTAAAAGATATTGATATTCTTTTACCATTCTCTGAATGTGGTGTCACCATGTGTTTTAATGAAGATGGGAATAATATAAACATATCTTTTTGAGGTTTAATTTTATAAAAATTTGAATCGTCATAATTAAAAAAGTCTCCCAAATTAATTAAACTTGAACCTCCATCTTTAAAAAAAATTAATTCACCATTTTTTTTAGTTGTTTCTATATAGTAAACACCAGAAAAATGTGAGCCAGGATGTACATGTGGTATGTTAAAAGAATTTTTTAAATTTTCATTTATCCACATATTTAATAATTCAAATTTTATTTTTTTTATTTTAGATTGATAATTATCAGTAATACATTTTATACTTTGTTTTAAAATTGTTTCAGCTATTAATTGATTTTCAATTGTATTAGTTTGAAATCCACCAAAATTAGACTTGAAAACACCTTGACCTTTTTTACTTTCTTTTAAAACTTTTAAAATTTCTTTATTTAGTTCAGGGTTTTGTAATGAATCAATAATTATTGATTCTTTAAATATTTCTGTTTTAGCCATTCTCCTGTGATCTATCTATTTGTGCGTAACTTATTGCTCCTTGAATCGTATTACTTCCTGTTGCTGCTTGCACAGTTATTGCATCACCGGCTTCAAGATTTAAACCTTGAGGTGTAGCATTGACCTGTGTTTTCGCAGCAAGATCAGCTCTAAAAAATTCATACTCTGTGCTTGAATCAGATGAATCAACTAAATTCATGTTAACTAAGATAGCTGATGAAGCATCGCTGTTAGAACAATAAACACTTTTGACTATACATGTTGCATCACTTGGACAAGTAAAAACTGTAGTCTTTCCTGTGCCTGCTTGTTTAAAACCTTGATTTTTGTATCTAATTGTCATGATAAAAAATAATTAAAAGCATCCTGTTCATTTTTTAACTCTTGTTGATAAGAAGTATTTAACTTATCTTGCATTGTTCGTAAAGACTGAGTTACTTGTCTTTGATTTTCCTCAGTGTATTTAGGAGTAGGTTCAGGTATAACGATATCAACTCTAGCCATAATTATGAAGCCCTCCAGTCCCTGCAGATTGTTGAGGTGCTGAATAACTTTGAGAAGGTGTTGATGTTTTTGATGGTATTGATCCTCTTCCTTTATCTTGATTTGTTGGTTGCATTTGCATAATACCTGTAGGATACGTAACAACATTTCCTTGTGGATCATTTATTCTTTTTTCTCTCATTTGTTTTTGTGCACGTTTATTTGTTAAATATTCGGATATACCTAATGATCTGCCTGTTAAAGCTGATACTGCAGAAAGAGGTGCGAACACATTAGAACCAATTCCTAAAATTGACATAAGTCCTGATGCTGCTGCTGCATTCACTCCTAATTTACCTGCTGCATAATCAATCGCTCTATTTGTAATAACGTTTTTAGCTAATGTTCCTAAATTCAAATTTTTTTGATCCCTAGGAAGTAAAGGCTCTATACCCATGGGTGTTAATTGTTGATCGCCTGGTACAAATAAATCTGGTTCCATTATCCCCTCATTCCATCAAGTTGTACGTCTGCTCTAAAAGTTCCAAACCTCCAATTTTCATCAGTGCTAGTATTGGCAATCTTTAAACTAGCAAATCTAGCTCTGGCTCTTGTGTCTACCTTTTGAGTTGATCCGGTAACCGTGAATGGTCCTAATGGAGACGATACTTCTGTATCAGTTGGAAAATCTCTAAGTAAAATTGTCACTTGAGCGTTGCCTTGTATGGTTTTAAAATCAGGCACAAATCTTCTCATGCTCATAAAAAATTCACCATTAGTTCCATCAGGGTTCAAACTAAAATCTCCTGATTCTATAAAAGCTGGTATGGCAGTTTTATTACCAGCTGTATCGACTTCATCAACACCTTTTTCATGTTCAAAATATTTTGTTGACCCATTAATATTTGTAACACCTTGAACAGTTGGAAAAGTACCAACACCTGTTGAAGTAAATTCTGTAGCATAAGGATTTTCAAAAAGATTAGCATCAACCCAAGTTGTTCTTGATAAAGACCCTGTTACCCAAGTTTGATCTTGATAATTAAAACAAACATACCTATCATTAAAACTCGATGTTGCTTGTGGATAATACCAACAAATTTCTTCATATAAATGGTTCAGACCTACGTAAACAGATTCACCCGCAGAATAATTTATTCCTAAATTATTTCCATTTTTTGTAGTAAAAACAAAATCTTCAACTGCACAGGGTAATGATTTAACTGTACCATCAAATGCGAAAAACCCTCCAGACTCCCCCATCCAATACACTATACCATTTACAAATTTCATAGCATGCTGCCCAATACAACCACAATTTGAACCAACTTGTCTTATAGAAAATGTGAATGGTGGTCCAACAAATTGCATCACGTAAGCTGCATTGTCAGTTAAAATAAAAGTGTAATCTTTACCTTTAACCGCTCCAACAATTTTTGTTCCTGAATCAAGTCTAAATGTTCCCGCTGTGTTGACTGATGTTGGTGTATAATCACTTATATTTTCTTGATCTGAAAATCTTATAAATAATTTATCTTGTGTTCCAACATCCCCTATTGTTGTTTCAGTTCCTAACATAACTAAATGTCTATCTCTGTCTGAAACTAATGACATAACTGAGGCGGTAGGTGCGTTTGATATTACCGTTGCTCTAGTATTTAAAGCATTTGAGTTAGAATTAATTGGGTTCCAAGAAAATGATTGTCCATTTTTTATTGTAGCAATGAGTTGTTCTCCAAAATTATCTAAAGACCAAGATGCAGGATCTATTGTCAATGTTTGAGACAATGACTCAATACCCCATCCTGTAAATACTTCAACACCTGCACCACTAGAGTGTGCGGATCTTGTTCCCGCAGCAGCTCTTGTTATACCTGTAAGATCGTTAGATGAAATTCCTGTGTATGAAATAAATTCTGCCCCGACTTTTATTGTTCCCGTTGATGGAAATCCTGAAGTTGATGTTAATGTAATTGATGTTCCTGATCCACCTGTTCCAGCTGTATCATCTAATAAAGCTCCATTCAATGTGCTAAACACTTGTTGGCCACCACCCCAAAGTCCTGTGCCCCATCCAAATCCAAAAGTTGAACCTAAAGCTCCGGGTTTTACATATGGAGTTACTGTTGCAGATCCTGATCCGTTGACCGTTGTCCCTGCTGCGCTTGCCATGGTAATTGTAAATTCATCACTACCCGGAACAGTGACAACTTGAAAAGGGTTAGTTGTAAAGTCTCCTGCAGAGTAACCTGCTCCTGTTGGAGGAGTCACTGATGAAAAAAGAAATATGTCTCCAGGCTCTAAACCATGCGCTGCTTTGTTTACAGTAACTGTTGCTGAAGTATTAACTGTATCAAAAGTGCATCCAGTTAAAGCTGTACCTAAAGGAGTAATATCAAAAAAAGCTCCTTCATAATAAATTACTAATAATTTGTTAGTGCCTATTGCAGCATATTTCCTACCATCTAAATCAGCCCAAATAAATTGTTCTCTTGCTGCACCTATTAAAGTGCTCTCTAATATCTGTTCCCAACCTCCTATTTTTTCAGGTAATCCATATCTAAATCTAACAAAGTCTCCATCAGTCCACTTACCTTGTGCACCTGTTTGAGTAACTTGTTTATTAAATCCTGGGGCTATATCTACTTTTGTTAATGGCATGCCCAATTATAACATTTTTTTTAAGAAGTCTCTATATCTTGACCTGCAAGTGTTTCTAAGTTTCTAACGTCCTTTTTAAAATTTATTTGAAAATCTGCAACTATTTTAACTAATTGATTTCCAAAATGTCTTAATCCTTCAGGGGTCATCTTCAAAGACCCTTTCTCATTTACTATTTTTTTTTCTTGATCATTGAAAACTATTTCAGCTGAACCATCTTCATATTGTCTTATTTCCATTTATTCCTCCTAATTTTGACCAAATAATTTACGTTTATCTTTATGCCATTCTTTATTTGGTCCGTCTTTGTTTACATAATGTAAAAAGGTTTGTATACAGTAATCTCCACTAAATTCTTCTCTCCAATGCTCATAATCACATCCAAGATATATTACACCATCTCCAACTTCACAGTCAAATTTTTCACCATTAACATATAAAGGCCAGCCTGTTCCATCAGAACCTATATTTGCAGTTACACTTACTTCACAAGATGGTCTATCTACATGTTTTTCCAAATTTGCAAATTTAGAATAGCATCTCCAAAAAGAATAAGTTGGTAATAAATTTAAACCTGTTTCTTTTTCAACAATAATTTTTTTATTTAACATTAACGTATCTGTTATTGGATCTCCATAATACATAGTATCTCTGTTATCACTCTGTAAATCGTCAAAACTATTAAAATTATTTCTGTGTTTTAATTCACAGTAACCTTTTAAAATATTTCTTTCCTCTTCAGAAATAAAATTTTTTATTAATTTGTATTTAAAATTTTTTATAGTGCCCATGATACTAATGAATACCTTATTCCTTTTGTTACTGTTTCTACTATATGTGGGTATATAAAATTACTAGGCCAAACAACTATTCTATTTGGTTTTTTTTCTATTCTTAAATCACCCTTTTTTAATTTAAAAACTAAATTACCACCCTCATAATCATTATTTAAAAGAAATATAAAACTTAGAGTTCTTGGAACTTCTGTAAAATGATCCACATGTCTTCTGTAAAAACCGCCTTCTTTATATTTTAATAATTGAGGTGGTTCAAAAATTTTTATGTGAACATCTCCAATCTGTGAACTATAATCTTTCGCAATATTGCTTAAAGTTTTAATTACATAATTATGCCAGTGTGCCTCTGATAATGAATCTTTATTATTATTTAAATCATAAATAAATGTATTTCTAATTTCCATATCTTTTTCATTGTTTGGTCCTACACCTGCTGGTCTAAAATCTAAAGTATTAGCATATTTTAAAAAAACACTTAAAGTTTTATAATCGATGCAATTATCATATATTTTAATATATTCATTTACTTCCATGATTTTTTGAACCAATATTTAGTTTTATAATTGTCAATTATTTTTAAGGGAAAAAACATTTTTTTACTATTAAATTCTTTACTATCTTGACCTTCAATTTTCATTTTCCAAGATTCACGTTTGAAAGGAATAACTTGCACGTAAGGAGTTCCTTGTTTTATTACAGTTTTTAATGTTTTATATTTATCTCCATTAATTATAATTGGAAAGTTAATTTCTGATGGATATGTATCAGTATCTACTATACCAGGAATAATTGAAAATCTATCATCGTGATTATTCATTGGAGGTAAAAACAAACACGAATATCCTGGCGGTGTTTTTATAATCCATGGATTATTAATTTTATGAAAAGGTCCTAATTTATTTTTCTTGTTTGCTGGTGAATCACCTAATTGTTCTGGAGGATGTGATGAAGGTTGTTTAAAATTAAAATTTAAACCTTTAGCTAACATCATTCCCTCCACTATGCTACCTACATCATAATATGTTTCGTATTGCATTCGTTCATCATTCCAAACGTTATGTTCAAGCTTAATATCTTGGCATACTTTTAAAGAATATCCTGTAGTAAGAGTGTCTAAAAAAGGCATACAACCTTTTACAGTTAAAATTTTTCCGTCTAACACACCATGAGAGAGTTTTTTGTACCAATCAGGTATATTTAATTTAATAGGTGTTGGATGATATTCTTTTAAATCAACGTAATCTTTATGTGAAATAAATTTTATTTCTTTAGGAAACATTTTAAAGGTTATACTTCACAAAAAAAATAAGTAAACCTTAAAGAAGTTCTAAAGGATGATATGCTGTTTGACCTTGATCAGAAACATATTTAATTAATGATTTTGATAAAGGAGTTCCGTCAGAATAGCTGTTACTAGCTTCATCATATGTAGCATCTGCTGAAGGTTCTGTAATCATTGTAGATATATCTAAACCTTTTAAATAATCTCTATAATCTGATACTGATGAATACATAGATTTTGAACTATTAACTTCAAGATTCAACCAATTATCACAACACCCTATTAACCAATCAATATCATTCTGAAGTTCATCATATTTGTTAAATTTTTTAACATACAATGTATCCCAAGTAACTGTGTTTTCATTTCTTGTAGCAAGAGATGTTATCTGAAATTTTAAATTATTAAAATCACTTTCAGATATTTCAACTATATCAACATGTTCATTATGAAAACCTTTATTAGCATCCATAAATGTTTGATTAGCTGCAATTCTATAAAGGTCACTTGTGTTTTTATTAAAAATTAAATAAGCCATTATTATGATCCTGTGTTTTCAAATATTACTAATGCTCCGGTTGCTCCAGCCCCTCCTGGATCTCCCGGTTGACCTTGATTAGGTGGTTCTGCCTGTCCGCCATTTCCTTTTACACCTGCTTCAAAACCAATTATAAAATTTCTCATACTATAGGTTGCGCTAGCTCCTGGTGCTGATCCGCTAGATCCTGTGCTTCCAGGTCCAGGGTTTCCTCCGCCACCCCCTGCGCCAGCATTTACCGTGCCAACATCTGTAATACTTGTATTTCCTCCAGAACCTCCAGGACCTCCTGGTGGGCCGCCAGCATTTCCAGTTCCAGGGCTTCCAGGTCCACCTACAGAATAAGATTTAGCAAAAGGCGATGAAATAGAAAAACCATAGTAACCAAAACCTCCATCACCACCCGGGCCTCCTTGTCCACCCCAACGGTTAGCTCCTCCTCCGCCTCCGCCTCCGCCAGCATACATATACGCCCCACCGTAGTTAGCGTTATTTGAAGCTGTGTAAGTTCCGGAAGCAGGACCTGAAGTTGCTAATACAGGTTCAAATGAACCTCCTCCTGCGGCACCCGTTGAGGCTGCAGTTAATCTTCCTTGAGCATCAACAGTAATAGATGCCGTTGTGTAAGATCCTGCAGTTACTGAAGTGTTTGCTAATTGATCTGCACCCACAGCATCGTCAGCTATTAAAGCAGTTGTAATTGCATCGTCAGCAATAGCAGCAGTAACAACAGCATCGTCAGCAATTTTAGCTGAAGTAATTGCATCATCTGCAATTTTTGCCGTTGTGACCGCACTGTCAGCGATTTGTGCTGCAGCTACCGTACCACCTAAAGTGTCTAATGACACTTCTTTTAAATTTGTTCCGTCAGAATAAGCTGCATAAATTTTTGCAGCGTCAGGAGAGAATCCTGTTCCTGATGCAGTTTTGATTGTAAGGTTTGTTGGATTTGTTAATCCTGTACAATCAAAGATATAAAATTTTTCAATTGAATCTGGAATAGTACAAACTGTGCTCGCTGCAATTGTTGCAGTTGCAAATTTTATAACTAAATTTCTTGCATTTGATAATGCACCATCAGACATCACAAGTGCTAATGTTCCTCCAGATGAAAGAGTTACTTGTTCAAAACCAGCGATGGCTTGTTGAACTAAGTTTAAATTTGTGTTTGTTTTATCACCCCATGTACCAGCATTTTCACCGGTTACCATTAGCTCTAGTTTAAGATCACTTGAATAACTTGATGCCATAAAAAATTCTCCTTAATAATTTAATATTTTACATGAATCAGGCAGCCAAATCAACC